GCCCTGATGGCACGCAGGATCGCCACGATCCGGGGCACCGCGATGGCACCCGGCGTCTCGCTCAACGGCCGGCTGTACAGCAAGGAGCTGATCGGCAAGGCCGTGAAACGCGCGCAGGAGCGCCTGGCCGGCGGCGAACCGCTGACCATGCTGACCCACCACGGCGCCGAGGACGACTCGACCCGCATCGTCGGCCGCGTCACCTCCCTCACCCAGGCCGCCGACGGGTCCGCGAAGTTCGTGGCCGACTTGGCCGACACCGCGCACGGTCGCGATCTCGCCGCCCTCACCACCGGCGACCAGCCGTACCTGGACGGCGTGAGCATCCGCGGCTGGTGGCTCGGCGATGTCCGCCAGGAACAACACCGCGGACAGACGGTCGAGACCGGCGACGACCTCGAACTCGACGGCCTCGACTTCACGAAGACGCCGGGCGTCTTGGCCGCGCGCTTGGATCGCGACCGCGCGGACGCGACCGAATCCACAGGCGGCCGCGTCCTTGTGTACGAGTCCGTCGCGGCCACCGTCGAGCCGTCCCGCACCCCGTACGGGGATGTGGCGTACGCCGACCTCGGCTACCGCCCCGACAGGGTCCGCCGCCTGCCGCTCGACACCACCGAGCACGCGGTCCGCGCGTGGCGGCGGCTGGAGTCCGGCGAGGCCGCCGCGTACACGTCGGCCCAGCTCAAGCGCATCCGCGCCCGCGTCAAGGACGCCCTGAAGGACTTCGGAGTCGACGTGTCCGAGCACACCACCCGCTACGGCGAGATCACCGAGTACTACCCGGAGATGGGCGGCGCCGCCGGGTTCTGCATCGACGCCTACAACGGGCCGATCAGCCTGACGCTGCGCGCGTGCGGAGTCGAACCGGCCGATCTCCAGGCCGTCGCGGCCGCAGCCATGGCGGCTGCGTGCAGTGCGCTCGCCGCGATGGACCCGGACATGGACGCCGACATCGACGCCGACATGGGCGAGACGGTCACCGTCAAGGTCTCCGGATCCGTCCTCTCCGAGGCGGAGTTGCACGCCGCGGTCCGCAGGGACGCTCTGCAATTCTCCGCCCGCGACTCCACCGATACCGCCCCTGCCGCTCCGGCTGGGGACACCACCACGACCACCCAGGAGGTGCCCGCCGTGAGCGAGGCCCAGAGCACGGCCGCCGAGACGGCGGCACCCACCACCGAGGCACCGCCCGCGATGGTGGCCTTCACGCAGGAGCAGTTCGCCGCGCTCCTCGACCGCATCGCCGCACCGGCGCCCATCGCCGAGGCGGCCCCGGTCGCACCGGTCGTCGAGGAGACCGCCGACCAGCGCGTCCAGCGTCTGGTCGCCGAGCAGGTCGAGGGCATCAAGGATGCGCTGCGCGGCGAACTCCGCGCGGTCGGACCGCGGCGCCTGGGCCTGGTCACGCCGACCAAGGAGTCCCAGGCCGCGCCGGAGAAGCCGCTGCATGAGATGTCCGAGGAGGAGCGCAACGCGTATGCGACGCGCGCCCTCAACGGCGGCTTCGGCTTCGAGGTCTGACCCAGCACCACCCCATGGACCGCCGCACCTCGGTGCGGTGCCGGACTCGGCAGGAATGGTCACCCCGCAGCCCCACCAGCCCAACGCCGGTGGGGCTTTCGCATGCCCCGTGACCCCCATCCCGAGACCGGAGATCCATCGTGAGCACCGAAATCCGCGAGGCACTGACCGCCGCGGGTGCCGCAGCAGGCGTACCGAAGATCATCGATCCGCTGCTGCTGGAGTACCAGCGCAGGTACAGCCCCTACGTGCGCGCCATCCCGTCGCAGCGGATCGCGTCCACGCAGTACTACTTCAACCAGCGGACCAACCTCGGCGGCGGCGGCTTCGTCACCGACGGCGGCGCCCGCCCGGTCACCAACTCCACGTACGTCCAGCAGTCGTTCACCATGCGCAACATGCAGACCGTCGGCGCCGTGACCGGGTACGCCCAGCAGGTCACCGCCGACGTCCTCGGAGACCTGCGGCGCCGCGAGATCGAGGGTGCGATCCAGGGCCAGTACTGGGACATCGAGAACGCCTGCATGTGGGGCAACTCGGCATCCACCGCCGCCGGCCCGTACCCGGAGTTCGACGGCCTCGACACCCAGATCTCCACGTACTCGGGGTCGAACCAGAACGCGATCGACGCGAACAACGCCGCGTTCAGCCTCGGGTGGCTCGACAGCACCATCGATCTCGTCCAGCGCAACGCGGCCATGGCCCCGTTCTCGTCCGAGTGGATGTTCGTCCTGTCCACCACGGCCGGGTCGCGCATGGCCCAGCTCCTGCAGAACCAGCAGCGTTTCGTCGACCGGGTCGAGGTCGCAGCGGGCCTGCTGGTGCCGACCTACCGCAACATCCCGCTCGTCACCAGCTCGTTCCTGGGCACGAACAGCATCCAGATGGGCACGGTCACCACGGCGACCGCGACCACCACCGGCACCCTGGCCGCGGCGACGTACTACTACGTCGTGTCCGCGGTCATCGCCCGCAGCGGTGAGACGATCGGCTCCGCCGAGGTCTCCCAGACGACGACCGGCTCGACGTCCACCGTCACGCTGTCGTTCACCGCCCCGACCGGTTACGAGGGCGCGGGCCCGATCCTCTACAAGGTCTACCGGTCGACGGCCACCACGACCGAGACCCTGCTCGGCTACGTCGACGCCACCGTCGTGCTCCAGGGGGACGGCATCACCCCGACGATGGCGACCAGCATCGTCGACACGGGCAGCGCGTTGATCCCGAAGAACTCGGCGACGGCGCCGGCGACGACGCCGACCGCGTACTACGGCACAAACGCGGGCGCCAAGCCCTTGGCCGCAGGCCAGGAAAATGTCTACCTGCAGTCGCGCAGCCGGGACTTCGTGCTGCGGCCGTACGTGCGCGAGCTGCAGCCGGTCGACGTCTTCCCGACGACCGCCTCGCCGGACACCATGCCGTTCGCACTGGTCACCGACACCTGCCTCGCCGTGCGCGCCCCCAAGTACGCGGCGCGCCTGGCCCGCGTGAACGTTGCGCTGACGACGACCTGATCCACGCGACTCGGCGGCCCCGACCACTCCCGGGGCCGCCGGTCCGTATCCGACATCAATGAGCAGAGGAGATAGGAATGTTCGTCCGCAGCAGCCTCCCGGGTTCGGGGTTGGGTTACGTCTGGCACGGGCCCGGGGACGTCGTGGAGATGCCCGAGGCCGAGGCCGAGGAGTTGTGCTCGATCGAGCCGGATCGCTTCGAGGCATTCAACGAGGACCCGCGCGCCCAGAAGGAATCGAAGGCCGCGAAGGAAGCCGAGGAGAAAGCCTCCAAAGACAGGGCGGCAGACGACGCGAAGACCGCCGCGAGGAAGACGGCGGCGTCGCGCACCAGGGCCGTCACCGAATCCGACTGACCCGGTAGGAGGTGTACGCCGTGGCCGATCTCGACGTCGACACCGGGCCCGCGCTGATCACCTGGGCCTACCTGACCAAAGGTGCGTTCGGTGATCTCGTCCGCGAGTACACCGACCCCGTCGACCAGCAGAACCTGTTGATCGAGGCGTCCCGCGAGGCGGAGGCCGAGACGGGGCACCGGCTGATCCCGTTCGCCGGCCTGGTCGAGACGCAGCCTGCGTACGGTGTCGACCCGGACGAACTGTCGGGCTCCGACGGCGTACCGCTCGATCTGGCCGGGTCCCTCGGCCGTTCGTGGGCGAACGCCATCGGGGGCGGCACGGGGAACCTCGTGCGCCGCGTGCACCTCGATCAGTACGCGTCCCGGTACGCCGACAAATGGCGCTACTCCGACGTGTCCGTGCAGGTCGTACGCAGCTACGGCGGGAGCCAGGACGTGACCGCCCAGATCCTCATGGGTCCCAATGCGGACACGGGGTTCCTGTGGTTCCAGTTGGGCACGTGGCTGCCGATCGGGTCGGAATTCCGGATCACCTACAGCGGCGGCTACTTCAGCGTCCCCGGTGACCTCGCGCGGGCGGTGAAGTTCCTCACCGCGGCCAACGTCGTCGCAGAGTTGGACCCGATGCGGTCGAACGGCCATGAGCCGGACGTGCTCAGGTCCGAGGCGCGACGGATCCTCACGGGCTACGTGAAGGACTGACGTGGCGAAGAAGAAGACCCAGCTTGCCGCGGCGTCCGCTTCGAAACGCCAGGTCACCGCAGCGACTCGCGCGAAGCTGTCGGCCGCCCAGCTGGGGTCGCGCCGGCTCAAGGGCATGGCCAAGCAGGACGCCGACCGGCTCAAGCCGACGAAGCTGCCCGACTCCCACGGCCGTTCGGGCGCCCTGAAGGTCACCAAGCGCACGAGGCTCGCCCCCGGCAAGGCGACCGAGAGGGGCAGCCGATGATCATCACGACAGCGACTGCCGTGGACCGCGAGGCCGCGTGGCTTTGCACCAGCGGTGACGGCCTGCCCGCCTTGCTCGCCGTCGACGGCGGCCCGTGGGACGTCGTCCAGGCATACGCGCCCCGCACACCCCACGCCCGGCAGCGTCAGCTGTACGTGGTCCGCGAGCGGCTCGAACAGCCGCGGACGAGCATCGGCCGGATGATGGCGACGACCCATTTCAAGCTCCGCGCGATCTGGCCGATGTCCGCCGGCGACGGCAATGCTGAGTCGGCACAGAGGGCGTTCGACAGCGCCATCGACCTCGCGTTGCAGCGCATCGCGGGGACGCTAGGCGACAAAACCCACGGCGGCCGGTTCCTCTCGTGTGCCGAGAATCCGCCGCGCGTGACGGTCGACTACGAACCGGCCGAACAGACCATGCAGCAGATCAGCGGCTTCCTCGCGGCGATCAGCTACGCGTGCGACGACCCCGAGATTGTCGGCTGACACCCACCCATCGCCCGTCCCGTGCACGGCTGCCGGGGCGCCTACACCCATGAGGAGCAGCCGTGACACAGCTCAGCAGGCTCGCATCGCTCGGCATCGCCAAGGAGACCGTGGTCAACACGTGGGTGACGCCGTCGATCTCGATTCCCTTCACGAAGGCCGACTTTGAGGACGTCATCGCCTCGATCAAGGACGAGTCCGTCCGCGCTGACGACACGGTGCTGCACGGTCTCTACCAGGGGCCGAGCTATGCGACCTGGTCGATCGACTGCATGACGTACCCGGACCTGCTCGGCCATTTCCTGCGGGGGATCATCGGGCCGGACACCGTCACGGCGGGCGTCGCAACGACACTGTCGTCCTCGTCCAGCGCGGGGGCGACCTCGCTCAGCGTGGCCGCCAGCATCGCCGCGAACTCGATCATCCGGATCGACACCGGCAGCGTGCAGGAGTACGCGAAGGTCACGGCCGTCAGCGGTTCGGGGCCGTACACCCTCACCGTCACGACCTCGGCAGCGGGCAGCGTCGGCCTGGCCTACGCGCACAGTTCGGCCGTGGCGGTCGTGTCGCAGTCGACGCACGCGTTCGCCCAGTCGACGAACCCTGCGACGAAGGTCACGTACAGCCTCACCGTGTACGACACGACGCAGACCCTGAGCTACTCGGGGGCCGTGATCGGCGACCTGCAGCTCAAGATCGACCCCAAGGGCGCGGTGACGGCCAGCGTCAAGCTCACGACGATGCCCTGCGTGGTCCAGGGCGCGCCGGTGACACCGACGTACACGCAGATGCAGCCCCTGCTCGGGTGGCAGTGGACGATGGTCAACGCGGGCGCGAGCAGCACGCGGGGCCTCAGCTACGACCTGAACATCAAGCGGGCCGTCGACCCCATCAACTCCAGCGACGGCACTCAGGCACCCCGCGAGATCTTCCAGGGTGCGTTGGAGAGCGACGGTTCGTACAAGGCGGTTTTCGAAAACCAAGTCGACCTGAATTTGTACCTGAACAACACCCAGCAGCCGGCCGCGGCGACGCTGACCCAGCCGATCGGCGTCGGCGGCCAGGTCCTGATCCTGACGATGTCGCAAACCGGCTGGACCAAGGGCAAGCGCGAACTGGGCGCCGGCTACGTGGAGTCGAGCTTCAGCCTGTCCGGCATCTACAACGCGACGGACGGCGGCGCGGTCGCGGCGAC